GGTAAGGGTGCTGATATCCTCATCATTGACGACCCACACAGTGAGCAGGAGGCCACACTCGCTGAAACTAACTCCGACATCTACGACAAGACGTACGAGTGGTACACATCTGGCCCTCGGCAGCGGCTACAACCGGGTGGGGCCATCATTATAGTGATGACACGCTGGTCTAAGAAGGACTTGACCGGCCAAGTGTTGAAGTCTGAGATACAACGGGGTGGTGAGGAGTGGGAGGTCATTGAGTTTCCTGCACTGTTTGAGGACTATGACCCGCCGAGACCGCTTTGGCCTGAGTTTTGGTCGTTAAAAGAGCTTTTAGCGTTAAAAACCGAGCTTCCGGCGTCAAAATGGCAAGCCCAGTACATGCAACAGCCCACTTCCGAGGTCTCGGCTATCGTCAAGCGGGAGTGGTGGAAGATTTGGGATGAGGACAAACCCCCACTTTGTGAGTTTAAGATTCAGTCGTGGGATACGGCCTTCCTTAAGACCGAGCGAAGCGACTACTCGGCCTGTACGACGTGGGGTGTGTTCTATAGAGAGGACGACACCGGCAAAGCACAGGCGCACATCATCCTGCTCAATGCTTTCAAAGACCGGATGGAGTTCCCAGAGTTAAAGCAGGTTGCCTTTAAGCACTACAAGTTGTGGAACCCAGATGCCCTGATCGTAGAGGCTAAAGCTACGGGTGCGCCGTTGATCTTTGAGCTACGGGCTATGGGCATACCAGTGCAGGAGTTTGTACCTAGCCGGGGTAATGATAAGATTGCTAGGTTGAATGCCGTGGCGGACATATTTGCGTCCGGTAAAGTTTGGGTGCCTAATACTAACTGGGCAGAAGAGCTTGTGGAGGAGGTTGCAAGTTTCCCTTCGGGGGAGCATGACGACTTGGTGGACTCCATGACTCAGGCACTGTTGCGCTTTCGGCGCGGGGGCTTCATACCGCTGCTTACAGATGAACCAGAACCCCGCAAAGAATTTAAGCGGCATAAAGCATACTATTAAGGACATATCATGGCGATGGAAAAAGGTCTATATGCAGCCCCCACAGGGATTGAAGAAGCTGCCGCGCAAGAACCGATGTTGGAGATCGAGATTGAAGACCCGGAGTCGGTGACCATCGGTGTGGATGGGAAAGAAATTACGATTGAGCCGGGCAAAGAGTCGGATGAGGATTTTACTGCCAATCTTGCTGACTATATGGACGAGGGCAAGCTGCAATCTTTGGCGTCCGAACTGGTTGGTGAGTTTGAAGAAGACGTGAGTTCGCGTAAGGATTGGATGAAAACTTACGTTGACGGTCTTGAGCTTTTGGGTATGAAGCTGGAGACTAGGTCGGAGCCGTGGGAGGGTGCTTGCGGGGTGTATCACCCGCTGCTCTCAGAGACATTGGTTAAGTTTCAGTCTGAGACGATGATGGAGACTTTCCCCGCAATGGGGCCGGTCAAGACTGAGATCATAGGCAAAGAAACACCGGAGAAGAAGGAAGCCTCTGTCCGCGTTCAGAACGACATGAACTACCAGTTGACAGAGAAGATGACTGAGTTTCGTCCCGAACATGAGCGTATGTTGTGGGGCTTGGGCTTGTCTGGCAATGCGTTCAAGAAGGTGTATTACGACCCGTCATTTGCACGGCAAGTATCTGTTTTCGTACCAGCAGAGGACATTGTTGTTCCATACGGCGCGAGTAATCTTCAGACCGCTGAGCGCATTACCCATGTGATGCGTAAGACTAAGAACGACTTGTTGAAGCTGCAAGTGGCTGGGTTTTACCGCGAGGTGGACTTGGGTGACCCCGTCAACTCTCTGGATGAAGTAGAGAAGAAGATTGCAGAGAAGATGGGCTTCAGTGCTACTACCGACGACCGGTTCAAAGTTCTTGAGATGAACGTGGACTTGGATTTGGAAGGGTATGAGCATAAGGACAAGAAAGGAAACGCTACTGGTATTGCTTTGCCATACATAGTTACGATTGAAAAGGGTACGCAGACCGTACTGGGTATACGCAGGAACTGGGAACCCGACGACAAGACTCACGCCAAGCGCCAACACTTTGTTCATTATGGCTACATCCCCGGCTTTGGCTTTTACTACTTCGGTCTTATCCACTTGATCGGGGCTTATGCCAAGAGCGGTACTTCACTCCTCCGTCAGTTGGTAGATGCAGGCACTCTGTCTAACTTGCCCGGTGGTATGAAGACGCGAGGCATGCGGGTGAAGGGTGACGACACGCCGATAGCTCCGGGTGAGTGGAGAGACGTGGATATTCCGAGTGGTGCGTTGCGCGACAACATCATGCCGCTGCCATACAAAGAACCAAGCCAAGTGCTGATGGCGCTGATGAATCAGGTAGTGGACGAGGGGCGTAGGTTTGCCGCTGCCGCTGATCTGAAGGTGTCGGACATGAGTGCGCAGGCTCCGGTTGGTACTACGCTGGCTATTCTTGAGCGCACCCTGAAGGTGATGAGTGCTGTGCAGGCGCGGATTCACTACGCCATGAAGCAAGAGTTGCGGCTCCTCAAGGGCATCATCAGGGACTATACGCCAGCGGAGTATAGCTACGAGCCAGAGGAAGGCAACCGCAGGGCAAAGAAGTCCGACTACGACATGGTGGACGTGATACCGGTCAGTGACCCTAACGCCGCTACTATGAGTCAGAAGGTGGTGCAGTACCAAGCTGTGATGCAGTTGGCGCAGTCAGCCCCGCAGTTATACAACCTCCCGCTGTTGCATAGGCAGATGATCGAGGTGCTTGGGGTGAAGAACGCCAGCAAGCTTGTGCCTACAGAAGAGGATAAGAAACCCTGCGATCCTATTACTGAGAATATGAACATACTGAAGATGAAACCAGTAAAAGCATTTCTTTATCAGGATCACAGAGCGCATATACAAGTACATATATCGGCTATGAAAGACCCGCAGATTCAACAAATAGTAGGTCAAACCCCGATGGCGCAACAGATCATGGCGGCTATGCAGGCGCACATCAACGAGCATATTGGTTACGAGTACCGCAAGCAGATGGAGATGCGGATGGGAACCATGTTGCCGCCGCCGGAAAAGATTGAAGAAGACGGTATTCCGCAACATATGGAAGTGCAGATTTCACAACTTGCCGCACAAGCTGGCCAACAGATGTTGCAGCAAAACCAGCAGCAAGCAGCGGCGCAAGCAGCACAGCAGCAAGCGCAAGACCCGCTCATCCAACTTCAGCAGCAGGAGTTGCAGATTAAACAGCAAGAGTTGCAACGCAAGACGCAGAAAGATCAAGTTGACGCTGCCGCTAAAGCCGATCAATTGGATATTGAGAAGGAACGCATTGCCGCTCAAGAACGTATCGCGGGTATGCAGGTAGGTGCGCAAGCCGCCAAAGCTAAAGCTGAACTAGCTGCTAAACAGCAAATGGAAGGTCTTCGTATTGGTACAGATGTCGCTCATAAACAAGCGCAATTACAGCAAACAAATAAGCAGCAAAACAACCAACCAAAAAGGTAAACGATGAATACTACGCTTGACGTACTGCTTAAGCAGTGCAGAGATAAGCGCATGCAAGTAACCGACTCCGTTGCTAACGGTGCAGCTAAAGACTACGCAGAATATCGCGCAATGTGTGGGGAAATTCGAGGTCTTCTCACAGCAGAAATGTACGTTAATGACCTTGCAAAACATATGGAGACATCAGATGAGTGAAATTTTGATCGGTCAGAACCCGGATAAACCGGAGCAGTCCACCGTACTTCCAGAAACGCAAGAAGCAAAAGCAAGGCAACTTCCTCAACCGTCTGGGTACCACATCCTTTGTGCAATCCCTGAGATTGACGGAACTTACGAGAGTGGTCTTGTTAAAGCAGATGTCACCATGTCGCATGAAGAACGTCTGACTACGGTGCTGTTTGTTGTTGCGCTTGGCCCAGATTGCTACGGGGATGAGAAGCGGTTTCCTAGTGGGCCGTGGTGCAAACAGGGTGATTTTATTCTGGTACGTCCAAATACGGGTTCACGGATCAAGATTCACAACCGCGAATTCCGCATGATTAGCGATGACATGGTTGAAGGTATTGTTGAAGACCCACGCGGCATAGCTCGCGCATAAGGAGAAACTCATGGCAGAAGCATATAAGTTTCCAGACGAAATTGAGGAAGCTGAACGCGACGAACTAGACGATAAGTTGGTCAT